TCTTCTTGTGCTTTAAGAATACCAACTTCTTCTAATTGTTCCTTTGTAGGATAATGCTCCCTCTCTGCTATCTCCTCTTCACTTAAACCATACTCCTCAATACCAGTCGCAGAAAACTTAGCATCATTGCTTCTCCTAAGTTTGACCTTACAAGAAGCACCTTTGTAAACATATTTTACAACTTCATTCTTATCTTTACCCTCATAATGAACATTAACTTTTGAAGAACCAGTAGGATTATCATAGGATTTATCCCATGACACACTACTTATCTGTGTGTATGGTTTTATCCCCATTATCTTCCCTTTATGGGGATGGAATTCCTCCTCCTTTTCAGTATCCTCTTTCTCCTTTTCTTTCTGCTCCTCACTTTGTTTATCTTCCTCAGTAATCTCTTCGGATTTAGATGTTTTAGTATGAGAAGTTGAAGAGTCATCTGTTTTTCCAGTTGTATCTTGATAAGATTCTTCTTCGTACTGTTTAAGTGCCATAAAAATTTGATTTCCAATTCTTAACTATATTTCCGTTTTATGTTATAAACTGAGGTGTTTAATTGTTTCACATTATTCCTACTCTTTAACCATTTGTTACTCCAAGCAGTAATTCCTGCAATAACTATCTTATTATTTTTACAATTCATATACCTATTCACGAGAGTGGTATGATTTGCTTGTTTTTTATAATACTTATTAACAACAGATTGCAATTCATTCCTTAATCTGCTATTCTTTGTTTGTGAACTGTATCTTGGAGTGTTTCCATTACCACCAGTAGTTCCACCACTAGAACTGCCATCTCCACTACTGCTTGAACCCTCTTCATCAGTACCAGACTCTGAATCAGAAGAAGTATCACTTGATGAACTAACGCTTAAAAAAGGACTTTCATACTCTTCATAATATAACTCATCAGTCCTATATACTTCTAAATAGGGTATAGTGTGAGGAACACTACTTGTTGCTAATTCCTCAATACTGTAAGGCTTCAATTTAGATTTATTATGCAACTCTATAACATCAGTCCAATCATGAGTTTCCTCTTGTTCCTCATTTGATTGTGTTCCCTCATTATTAATTTCTTCACCATCTGCCAAAACACATCACCTAATCGTAAGGATTCTCAAATTCTCTACCATTCTTGTCTTTTGCTTTCAAATCATAAGAGATTTGATCTCTTTCTTCTTTCAATTTATCCTTTTCTTTGCTTTTATCCTTTTTAGTTTTAACATTAATCGCTTTCTCAGATAAAGTAGTTGTTGATGGATACTCTAAAACTGTATCTCCAACCACGCTTGTTTTAGGAGTAGCAATTTCCTTAACTTTAATATCTAATTTAAGACTAGCAGGTGCAGATTTGGGGTGTGTTTTATCAATTTGAATTTCTGCAAGAAAATTATCACCCATATAAGGACTAATCACATTACATGGCTTGTTTTCCATAATCTGAAAAACCTTATCATACATATAAGGTTCATTTGGATCTATATCAAGAGTAGTTGTGAAACTGAATTCTCTACCCATAAATTGTCCACGAGTAACAAATTCTCCACCAGACATTATTTTTGTTCTTTTGAACTCTCTATGTGTGAAAGATTCATCTCCTTTCACACTTTCAGGGAAAAATAGAAAACCATCTATTTCAACACCACTATTATTATTACAATAATTATTATTATCATCAAGAAGATACTTATTAATGCTCACATCACCCACCTTAGTGGTTCTTGTAAGCATTGAAGTATGTTTAGGATTCAGATCACCTATTTCATAAACCCCATCATCATTACCTACTCTGCCAATGACATCATCATCTTTATGTAAAGTATCTACTGCTTGACCCTCGACAGATAAGTCACTTTGTGTTTCTTCACCAGTCATAGTATTATCTTATTATTCCTTGTGTTCCTCTTGCTTTATTGTAACCAAATGCTCCTGTAAATAAGGCTTGAACATCTTTCGCACTCATATTCCTCGCATCTGCTTGTACACTTCCCTCATTGAAATAATTAATCACAGTTCTGCTTTGATTTGGATTATTATAATTATACGCTTGTGTCATATTTGAACTTTGTGAGTAATTATAAGGAGTCATTCCACTTCGAGCAGTATTATAATCAACACTTGTTCCATTACTTGAACCATTCTCACCACCACCACCAGTTAGCCATTGCACTCCATCTGCAACCCATTTAACACCATCTGCAATCGCTTTTACAGTACCTGCAACTGCTTTCAAAGGTGGTATGACTACTGCTTTAATGATCCACGCCAATGTCTTTAATAATTCAAGTAAAACATTAACACTTTCAGTCGCATCCTCAGTACTATCATCTTCAAATACACTACCGAACGCTTCACCAATTTCAGATAAAGCCTCCCATAACTCACCAAACGCATCAGATAATTCAGTAAACGCTTCACCGAATATCACACGAACCTCTTGGAATGCTTCTATCAAACTCTGCATTTCTGGGGTATCAATAAATTCATTCCAAGTATCCAATACCCACGCAATAGCAGAACCAATCGCATCAAAGATTGATAAAATTTCTCCCAAAGGACTTAACCAATAAACAAAGTTACCTATTGCTCCAACTATTTCAAGTATAACTCCTAATAAATCAAATCCACTATTTGAACCATCATCAACACCGAATACAAGTTCCCATAATCCACCACCAATACTGCCTAAGAAATTAAATAATGTTTCAAGAGTATACCATAAGTTTTGGAAAGTAGTTATTATTTGTTGAACTGGTTCACTATTAACAAAAGCATCCCAAATTCTTTGAATGCTATTCCAAAGATCACCGAATATTCCTTTAAGGAAATCTAATGAGCCACCAGTATTTGTGAGTAAAAGGAAAGCACCAACAATAGCAGTAATAATTCCTAATATTGCATACATACTTAATCCGATAGCATCAAATATAGCACCTATCGGTCCTAGTGCAATTTTAACTGCCTCAATAGAACCTGCTAATATTATATTTGCTCCTGCTAATAAACCAGTAGTGATTGCTTCTTCACCTTTGATGATTGCTAATATTTGTTCGGCAAAAGCGAGTGCAGTACTGCTAACGATTTCCCATACATCGATAGCGATTTTTCGTAATTTGTTAATGATTTGTCTTAATGTGCTATTTGCAGATAATCTTTTACTTATTGCCTCTCTAAGAGTAGCATAAGTATTTCTAATAGTAGCACCAATGTTTAAAGTCTTTACAGTTGTTTCAGTAGCAGTTGCCTCAGTATTAATTCCAATTGAAACAGTTTCATCATAAACTGCGACAGTATGCCATATTCTTTGAAGAGTTTCACTTATCCTTGTGAACAAACCACCTTGTCTGACAACAATATCCTCAGTTGTCACAACAGTTCCATTAACAACTGCACCACTCTCTAATACAACTGCTTCTCCTAAAAGATAAGTTACTGCAGTATTAAATACTTTTGATGCACTATTCCTAATCTTTGCAAAAGTGCTTAAATTAGTATACTCCATATCCAATAATTCTGCATTTGCATTTAATATGGTGTTTGTAGTGTTTAAATCTTTTTCAATGGAGTTATAATTCAATTCTAATGTTTCAAGGAACTCGGCAGTAGTCATATCAGATGTTACTGCAAGATTTAATAATTCGGCATCACTCATTTTCATTGTTTCTGCAACATTTTTAAGTTTAGCCATTGTATTAGCATCTAAACCAACATTATTCAAGTATTGTTCATATGTTACACCCTCTTGTGTAATCATTAAGGCTAATTCTCTCTCATTTAATTGAGTTGTTGCAATCAAGTTCTGCAATTTCAATTGACTATTAGTTAAAATAGCCCCATTTTCAAGTTCCCACATTGCAGGAGTTGATGTCATTGTGTCAAAATTGAAATTAAATCCAGTAGATGTCGCAGAAGTTAATTGAGTCATCTTTTCAAGAGGAGAAATCAAAGCAGTAGTTTCATTAATTAAACCTACAATATGGTTTCGGAAGAAACCAATAACACCTAAATCTGCAAAACCCTCTCGAAGATTCCTAATACCTTGACCAAACAGTACTAATGACCTAACACCCTCATTCACCATAGGCGTTATAAAACCAATAGTACCTAACGCAGTAGTTACTAATGCAATACCAGTAGCAATACTGATTAATCCTGCACTAATCAAACCATTCCCTGCAAGACTATCTAAGGCATTATACAATCCTAATATTAATTGCATAACTGGTAATACCCAACTACCAATATCTGCAAATGCTTTTTGGAAATGCCCTTTGAACTCTTCCATAGCGTTAGTTGCCGATTCGTAATGAGCCATACCCTCGAAACCAGTTTTATTCAATGCTTCTTGCAAAGCAGTTGCTCTTTCAGTAACAGTATTCTTATTTTTAAGCAAATCAATTTCATCTGCAAGAATACTGTTTGTGAACATTCTTGTTTCACCAGTCAAGATGTAACTTGTTAATTCTCTCTGAGTTTCGTAGGATAATTGTCCTTTTGCAGTAGCACCAACATAGTAATCTGCGATAGCATCACCAAGAGTCTTGACATTTTCAATACTCATAGTCATATCTCTACCACTTGCTTGTGTCAAGATGGTTGTTAAGAAAGTATCATCACCAGGCAGTTCCATTACGATGTTCTGTATCTCATTATACATCTGCCTTGCTTCATCAGTACCTCTTCTCATTCCGAGATATATTTGATTAGTTTGTCTTTGTGTTGCAAACATCCAAGACTCATGAGCCATACCCCATAAACCCATTGTACCAAACAATCCAGTCATTGCGTTAGTTACACGATTTAATCCAACATGGAAGTGATCCATTCTCTCTGCCATTTGAGTGAATGTTATGTTTGCTTGTGAACCTGCAGTAGAAATTTTATCTCCAAATCCACTCATACTATAACTAACTTGATCCACTTTTCCACCCAAACCATCAACACCTGCACCGAATGGTTCTGTGAATTGATTTGGATTAGGCATAGAATTGTTAAAGGTTCTGCCGAGATCTTCAATATTCCTACGAATCTGTTCAACAGTCCTACTAACATCATCCCTTGCTTTTAAAATTATTAAAACATCTTCTTGAACTGGCATAATATATGGTGTATGTTAAATTTTATTTTGATTTATTTTTTAAAAAAAAAATAGGGAGATTATCGGCGAATTGAAGAGGAATTTGGTATGGATGGCATATTCCTCCTCATTTCCTCCATCTCCCTATACTGTTCTTGTTCTGCGATTACTATGTTAAAATATTTATTTAATAATAATCTGTAATCTGGGTGAAATTTATTCTTTATGATCTTACTATATGGTTCGTGTAAATGTTCGCTTACACGAAAATATACCTCCCCAATAACTGTTCTATTCAACTGGAAAAAGTTCATCATTAAAGGATTGAGTTAAACCCAATTTTTCCATTACCTTACTATATAATTGCACTCTCATAAGGAATGGGAAATTATTCCAAAATTGTTTCTTTTCTTCAAAACTTAATGATTTAGGTTCTTCTAATTGATAAGATAAGATTTTTGTAATATTTTCCATCTGACTTTTTGATTGATTTTCAGATATTTGTTCATTAATATGTTTCAAAACCTTTTCCTCAACTGGATTTAAGGCTTCACCATTAGTATTTTTATCATAGATCTTCCTTTCTTCATCACTTAAATCTCTGAAAATATCAATATGTTGTTCAAGGAAATCTACTGCTCTACTATCATCTAATGGTTTAACAGTAAATGTGAATAATTTAGTACCATCCTTGAATGGGAGGTTCATTTTAATAGTCATATCATATTCACCATAGACAAAATCTAATAAATCTTGTTCTGTTGCAATGCTTTTTTCAAGCATCTTATTGGATTCTATGATATTATTTGCATCATATTTTTTCAAAGGTTCTTCATATTCTTTTCTTGTTTGTTTGATTAAATCAATTTCTTCTTGACTTAATTCTTCACCATTCCTCACCTTATCAATAATTCTTTGTTCCTCACTTGTTAAAACATCATAAGGTAATGTTTCAACTTCCTTAGGTAAGGTATGTTTTACCCAAAATTCTTCTATATGTTTAGAACCATCCTCAAATTCATTATACTTTTCAATATTTTCCTCTACCATAACTTACTCCTTTATTTATAATAATTATTTTTTATATGATTAACATTTGAAAAAATATGATAAAATTTAAAAAAAATAAAAAATTTAGAAAAAAATTAAAAATGATGGAAAGAGCCTATTTAGAAAGCCCCTCCACCACCACCTCCACTACCTTTTCCAATAATACCATTGCTTAATGCTTCAATAATAGCATTTCTGCTACGAGTAGTAATACTTGTTCTAATCCTTTCAAGGTAAGTAGATGAAGCATTAGTAATAGTGGTTACTCCTCTAATGGTGGTACTTCTATCATCATGTTCTTTGTGGTGTAATGCAATACCTTTAATAGATCTTGAAACTCCACCACCATATTCTCTACCAGTTTCTGTGATAATACAAGCAGTTAATGTTTCAACTGGTTCAAAGTTTCCACATTCTTTCTGAACATAACCAGTAATTTCCATACTGTATTTGTCACATAATTGGGATTTAAATCTATGACTAAACCATGATCTATCACAAGGATTAGTTATTTCCCAATCATATTCGATGTCAGAAATAGATACTCCATATCCCTCATAACAGGCAGAATTCCTTTTTACTTCTGTAGATAATTTACTTGTGAATTTAAAACCCTCACAGACAATCCTACCATTAGGTACACAACTGTCATTAGATTTTACAACAACCTCACAAAGGTCATAAATTGCACAATCATCATCACAATTTCCTATATTATTAGTTCCACAAGCCATATATTTGTACTCCTAAAAAAAAATTAAAAAAATTTAAACATAATCAGATGCTATGGTATAAGGCGCACCGATTGTGTTCTTAAATTCAATTGCAAGTGTTGAGTTTACTGGCACAATTTTTCCTTTAACAAGTAAGCAGTATGGGTTTAAAGATGATTCTTCTATACTGAACTCATATTGCATTATTCTACCATTAGCCAATTCAGAATCTAAGTAACTCATCACTTCATCTTGCACATATCTTAATATAACACTAGTTTCGTTACGCTTAAGTTGAGGTGCAACAATCTTGTAAATCTCACGAACTTGATGATCTACATTTCTTCTTGCGTGGAGTAAAGCATCAACAACTCTTGTACCATAATTTGTTCTTGAACTTCTTCCAAACGCAGAGGATGTTCCTAAGCATATTCTTGGAACTGGTTCTGTTAATGTATAATCATCTTCACCAAAAATTAATCCACTCATACAGAGTTTATCTCTTTCATCCTTAGTTAATTCAGGGAATACTCCTAAATCTACACTATAAAATGGCAAATAGCCTGGTTCGATATAGTATGGAGTGTTTGAGATTTTTGCAAGGTGATAACCAAAGAATTCAGGCTCAACTAAACAAATTCTTGTATTGTTGATTGCTTCATTTAATGTGGCTATTCTACTTGCATATTCTGTAAAGGTTTCATTATCATTTTTGGATGGTGCTTTAATGTATGCTATTCTTAGGAAACCATCTTGTGATTCTAAACTTAATTCAGTTGCTAATTCTGTTTTGATTGAAGTAATATCAGTAATTCCAAGAATAGCAATCATCTGAGTTTCCTTTTTCATAGTCACTAAATCAATAGCCTTTGTGAAATCATTACCAGTTGGGTGTTGTGTGGTTACTGCATCATTACCCTCACCAGTAGTGGTTGCAGTAGTAGGTAAAGGTATCACATAAGCGTAAGGAGAACCATATTCATCTCCGAAATAATAATTATTCTCCTCGAAATACTGTCTAAGATGTGTTAATAATTCATTATCAGTAGTAGAACCTGCTTGTTTAAATAAGGTTTCTGCCTCTTTAAATGAATTGATTAAATAAATATGATCTTTATCAATAGGTACATCTTGGTAGGTTGTGGTTGATTCGTTTGTTACATTAACTTTTGTAGGTGCAATGAAAACTGGTATATCTGCATTGGTTATACCATAGTCTACCACACTTGTTTCTTCGGTGTACCTAATGTATGGTGCTTTTTCTATTGGCATTTTTTAATTATATGCTCCTATTTAAATATTTTTTTATCATTTCCTCAAACTCATCTACTGAGATTTTACATTCTTCTGTTTCATTAAACAAATCCTTTGTAAAATCTTCTAACAATCCACTAAATTCAAATGCTCCAAGCATCATAGATTGTTTATAACTTGATTCATTAAATAATTTGATAAGAGGTACTTTTTCTTTCTTAACTGTTTTCTTCGGCACAGTTTCTTTTTCAATCTTTTCCTTAGTTTCTTCTTCCTTTTTCTCTTTTTTAGCCATAAGTTCTTCTCCATAAAAGAAAGGATACTTCTTTTTCCTTTCTTTAACAATGTTCACAATCAGTATTAATTGCGTTTAAAAGAATTTCATAATCTATATCAGAAGCGTTTAGTTCCACATTAGCACATATTGTTTGTTTACTTTCGTATAAGAATATCTCATAATAATCTAAATTAATAACAATTATGCTTCTCTTCAAAGGTGGTTTATGATCATACTCATCCCTTTCATAATCAGGACTTATTCGTATTGTATTTGATAATATTCCATTGCTTTTATAAATATTACAATACTCATACATTCTAGGTGCAGGACATAATCCACGCAAACCTCTATAACCATTTACTGTTCTTGCTTTACATTCTTCTTCTAATTTTTTACAATTATGTGTTTCATTATCATAATTAACACAATAAGAATAATGATGATTCCTTGCAAGGAATAATAAGTGCCTTACTTGGTTTACAATTTCTTCCCTTTCTCTTTCAGTATTGCACCATATATTTATTTGTATTTCATATTCCTTTCGTTGATATTCTGCAAGATGAGGGTATTTTTCATTAGGATTATCTTCATCAAATAAAGGGTGATCCTCAGATAATTTTTTATATATTGTTCTTTGTTGCCTATTATATCTTCCTTTATCCCTTGAAAATCCAGTAATAGTAACACAGGGTGTATTATCATACCAATAATCTTTGATGATGACAGGGATAATCTGATCATCTAATATGATACGATTTTGTAATAATTGAAGATATGTTTTTTTCACAATATTCATTTTAAACCCTCTCTTCCCATTATGGTTATAAGACTTTCTTTTATTGTGTCATTTTTAATGGTATTATCAACTGCTCTTTTATGATAAGGGTTTACCTTAGGTGGTGAAGCCATCAATGGTATGTTATATTTACGAGCATATGGTTCACTACGAATACCCTCAATAACATTAGTTACATAAGGTGCATATGAACCTATTTCATAAAATTCCCTATTATTCTTATTCAAGTAATGGCTTCGTAATAAAGTACCTGCTTGATGCCCCTCTACTTCTTCTCCACCTTGCCATACAGGTGAACCACCAGTAGGGTTATATCCTGCAGTAAATACTCCCTCACCACCTTTCATTATATACTGAAAAGTTTCTTCACCGAAATCATCAAGTAATTGATATTTGACTCTTTCATAGGTTCTTTGAGAAAGTTTCCTCATACCAGTATCTGTTAAAATCACTTCACCACTAATCATAATGTCGGATGCCTCTGTATTTGAACAATAACTTTCAAGAAATGATGGAAACGATTCCATCTTTCTGGTGAACCCACAACATCATATGTTTGATCTTCACCAACGATTTTTATTCTTGATTTATCTGTTATTGGTGTACTTTCTTCAACATAAACCTTATACAAATCAGTTAATTCTTTTCCCCAACTTTCTTGCACATCTTTATCATTAGTTGGTTGAAAATCGGCATCAGTAACAGTAATTAAATCCCAAGTATCTAAGGGTTCACCAGTATAACAATCGATTTCTGGTGCTTCTGATGGTTCATATATTTCTATCTTACAATTGGGATAATAACAAACCATAACTAATCACTACCCTATCATAAATACTGCTTCGTGATTTAACATACTCTTTAATTCACCGATTTTGATAGGTATTGCCTTAGCAACTTGATTATACCAACCCCAATCATCATCATAAGTTACAGTAACATCACCCTCTGTTATTGATTTAATACCATTCTCATCATTATATGGCAATAATACCATTAACAACATATCCAAGATTAATGATTTTAATTTTTCAAGAAAAAGGTCAGATAATCTTGTAATATAATGTATATGAACATAAGATAATGGACAACAACCATAATTTTTAGTTATATAAACTATGCCATTTAATTCATCAAAGAAATATTCATCTTGATGCAATCTTTTACCATTAACTATTACTCTATCAATCCCAGTAATATCATCTAATGGTAATGGTAATGGTTTTTTTGGAGGGTGTTGATAAACAGTATAATTATGTGGTGTAGGTTCTAAACTTACTCCTAATTCTGCAAGAACACTATTCACTTGCATTTCTATTAATCTTTCAATTTCATCATCTGTAAGATTATTAGGCACATTATACTGTTTGTATAATAATTTCACATCATCTACATTCACTATCATAATATATTAATAAAAAAAATGAGTGGTGTTTTTTATTTATTCACCACTTTCTTCATTACTATTCGCTTTTTTTAATTGATCATAAACGAATTTGTCAAAGCCACCACGATATTTGTATGCTTTTCTGAAACTTGGGAATGATTCTTCCTCACTAGGTTCTTCCTCTTGCTCGGTAGTTGTTGCTACAAGACTGATTGTGAATGTTGTGTGGGTACTATCAACTGTGATTGATTCTGTCTTTGTAGCGTATCCATCTTTTGAAACTTCCACGCTAACAGTTCCCTCTGCTACACCAGTAAAACTGCAACCTCCTGCACTACCAGTTGTTTTGGTTTCACTACCTATTTTAACAGTAGCACCCTCGATGGCATTAGTTCCATCATTTATTGTGAAATTAATATCTTGTGTAGTTGATGTGTTTTCTTCTCCATCTGCCATAATAATATTAAAACTCCTATATTATAAAAATAATATTATAAAAAAGATAAGGATGAATAAATTTAATTATTCATCTGTAATTCCAGTAATGATACCATTTCTGTACTCTGCTCTGTCATAGAAAGTAAAGTAAGTGAAGAGTACACGAGAAGTTGATAACTTGGTCTTTGCAAGAGGTATCATAGATGGTTTGACTAATTCTCTTAATCTAAGAGAGTTGTTATCTACAAATGCTAATACATCACCATTGGTAGTGTCAATATTTGGATCAACGATGATTGGTATTGATTGACCATTAGGACAATTGTAGGAAGTTACACGAGTACCAAGAGCGAGATCTACCTTATCCACTATTCTGTGTTCAGGGTACAGAATATCATTTAATTGTCTACCTACTTTTGCAGTAGTTAAAATAGCACTTGGATTTCCTCCATCATCGATAATCTCTTGTGCCATAATATCAATGGTGTCTTTTTCGATTACTCCACCTGCATTTTCTTTGTGAGTACCATCATTTGCTAACTGAGTTAAGAAACCATCGAATCCATTACTTGCTTTTGTACCATTAAGGACTGCTTTATCCTTAACTTGTGCCATATCTAAGAATCCATCTCTGATTTCATCTTCAAGTAAATCAATTGCATCTACTCCTGCACAAGCAAGATCAGAAATTTCAATTGGGTATACTAAGGTTTGCATCTTAGCAATTTCATCTTCGTAGTAAGATGGAATATGGTCAGGTATGTCTTGTGTTTCTGCAATGAAACTTGAAGTAGTCATCTGTTTCTTGACTCTGTACCCTACTTTGGCAGTTTTTGCAGGGGTTACGCAACCATGTTGTTCTAACCAAGTTAAAAATGGTGCTTGGTGATAGACTAATCTCTGTAATTCAGAATCATAGTCTACTGTAATCATCACATCGGCAGTAGGTAAATTACCATTGTCTATTCTATCAGTTGCACCTGCAACTGTGGTATCTTCTACTGCAGTCTGAATATTATTATCCATTGCTTTCTGTAATTCTGCTAATTCATCACGAGTAGCAAATCTTGTTTGTAATGCTTCGTTTAATTTCATATCTATTGTAAGTTTCCTAAATTTTTAATATTTGTTATGTTTTTCTGTTTTATGTTTTTCTTAAAAAACTAATGTGTAAATCTGAAAATTTAATTATCCTATTAAATATTCTGCCATTTTACGAGCAGACATCACATTCCCACTTTTTTCTACTTTCTCTTCACTATTTTCTTCTTTTTCAACCTTTTCAGTTTGAGGTTGTTCATGAGCAACTGGTTTTCTTTCAGTTGATAATTCTTTCAGAAGTTCTTCTTCAATCTCCTTTTCTACTTCTGCTCTTAATTCTTCTTTTATGGATTTTCTTAATTCTTCCATATCAAGAGTTTCAGTAACATCAACAACTTCTTGTTCTTCGGAAGATTTCTCAATATCTTCTATTTCTTCGGAAGATTTCTCAATTTCAGGTTCTTCATCCTCAACTTCTTCCTCAGAACTTTTTTCGATTTCGACTTCTTCCTCTTTAATTATAGTTTCTTCATCAACATCAGTTACTTCTACTTCCTCCTCTTTCACGATAGGATCTTCATCAGTAACTTCTGCTTCTGCTTCTTTTACTTCTTTAAGAGTATCAAAGACAACTTCTTTAATCATATCAATAGTTAATGAATGTTCTTTGATTAACTCTACAATTTCTTCTTTTTCCATATCTAAATTTTTCTCCTTATCCTCATAATCTGAGGAAGTAGATTGATTAACTGCTTCTGATGGAGTATTTGCTTGTGGTAATGTTTCTTTACTATCTAAATGATACTCTGAAACAATTTCTGTAATGATTTGGTCTTTCAATTCAATTAATGCTTGATTAATAAGTTTAATAACTTCTTCCTCTGTAATAATCCCATCATCATCAGTATCTTCACCATCTTCAAACTCTTTAAATGCCAAATCTTTTTGTAAACTTAAATCATCAATAATCTGTTTACAAGCCCCATTAAAGCATTTAGCAGTAACCATACCTAATTCCTTACTGGTTTGTACTGTTCCAAAGGTATCCCAATTTGCAGGTATGCCCACAATACTGATTTCAACAAGTTTCACCTTATTGATTTTCCAACCATCATCAGTATTCTCATAATCAAGGACACTTGCTCCGATGCTCAGTCCAAGATTAATATTATTATCTAGTAAATCAGTAAGATACCACTCATACTTAGGCAGGACTGAAAATTTAACTTTAAAAATATCGGAACTTGTTTCAACAACCTCAGTAACACTACCCACAATTTTATCAATTGTATGGTCATGGTCAAGGAAGATATTCAACCCAATGGCTTGTTCTTTCATATCCTCCAAACAATCATTAGTCATATAATCCCCATCTAAATCCACACTATTGCTACTTGCAACTGCTTCAAGGATTAATGGTTCATTATTTGCAATTAATGTATCGACCAGTTCTTTATTTACTGAGTTTTTAATATTGGTGGAACAATAAACCTTAAACTTCTGTTCAGTTTGTTTAGTGTTCTTCATAATGTATTAAATAAATATTAATATAACCCATCATTAACTAATTGTATCATAACCTATTTTTTGTATTTTATTTCTTCTTTTAAATTTGGGAATAAATATGAAATTATTCTCATATTTATCCCATTTTAAAGAAATAGTATGGTGGGTTATAAAAAAGTTTAAATTAGTCGGAATAATTAGGTTTAAACTAATAATATTCCGATAAGATATAAAAAAAATATATGATAAATATTATGATTGCACATTTATTCTTGCTTTTATAGTGCATCTGCATCTTGGATGTAAAGGAGGAATATTGCCCTCTGATTCAAATTGATCCAACCTATGTGGATTGTTGGCTTCTATTTCAAGACATATTGAACAGACTCTACTATCTCCTTTTGTTACTAAATCAACCCATTCTATTCCTCTTTCTTTGAAAGTGTTTAGTTTTGCTTGGTTCAGTATTCTGTTCCTTTCTGTGATGGCAGTCATTTCTGCTCTTGTTCTTGCACTAAATTTTCCCTTACCCCTTAATCCATTATTTAATAATAATTGAGTAAGTTCATCTATATCAAGCCCTTGCTTTATGCCATCATAAAGCACATCTCTTAATGTAACGCTTACATCTTTGCTTAAATCAGTAAGTAAATTATAATTGTACTGTTTAATTGAGTCAAAAACCAACCAATCAGTATCAAGAAATACAGGGTTTAAATTTAATTCATTATATGCTAACTTATTCCCATAAGTATACCAAGATAATAACAATGGAACAACAAGGTTTATGAAAGAGTCATGTAATCTTAAACGAATCTCATACTCTAATTTATCAAAGAAATTCAAACCTAATTCCTCTGCACCATCAAGCACCTTTCTTCCATCATCACTATTCAACCAATCAGTTATAACTTCAACATGACCATTAAGTAATAAAATAATAAGATAAAAATACTCTGCTTCATCTTCATCCAAACCATAACCCTCTAATAATACTTCATATTCTTGTGGTAATGCCTTAGTTAAAAGATTATCAAGTATTCTCTCATCTATTACTACTTTCTTATTGTTCATATTTTATTTTCTGATAATCAAGAACACCCTCTCTTTTCAGAGCATTCTTATAATAACTTAACTGTTTACTATTATTATCATAAGTATAATCAACCAATGGTGGCAATCCATAACTTGCTCTAACTTCATTAATTGTGGTTGTGCCATTGCCGAGTTTAATATCATCAATTTGTGCTTTAACAAGTTTATCCTCAATATCTAATTCATTATATTTGAAAAATTCTCTAAAAGCACTTCTTCCTAATACTTTATTGAATGAATCCTCAAACAATTTCGCCTTTCCATTAAATGTTTTCTTGAATTGTTTGTCTTGTGTTTGACCACTTCCAAGATCAATGCTTGATGTTTCAATAATGGATACTTTCGCAGGAGGCACTCCCATAACTGCCAATATCCTATCTCTTATATCAGACATCAATTTAGAATACTCCATATCCTCCTGAGTAATACCTACCTTATTGAATTTAGCACCACGAAGAACCATAGTTCCACGCCGATTACTATTAGCCATTGCTTGTAATCGTGCAATCTCATTATTATACTCTGCATCATTCAAATCAGTAGAATACTCAATCACACCACTCGGATCAAGTCCTTTTCGTTCAAGGATTTCCTTAGTGAATTTTCTACCCAAAATTTCAAGAGTTAAATCACGAGCCAACACATCAACTGGGGATTCACCCCATACACCACCACGAATACTTGGCTCTTTAATATGTATCAACTCATCAGATTCAAACCGATGACCATTATTAACAAAACCCCATTGGTCAGTATCTTCATAATAAAACATCAATTCAGTAGGTATATGCTTGAAACCAATAGGCACATTAGTATATTCAGAATCATAAATCACTTCACTAAAAGCATCACCAAGCAATAATAAACTATGCCACATCGCAGATTGATAAGTAGCATAAGTATCTTGCGAATATTTCCCCATAGGATTATTAAACAAATCAGTTAAATAATTAACCCTACGAACATTTTGATGAGTTTCATCAGGCGATTTAATTTCAAACCCAAGATTTCTCACTTCATTAATATAAACATTAATACAACTTCTTAACCAAACATTCCTACCTGCTTGATAATAAGTTCGCCAACCAACACCACTTGATTTATTACGAGAAGTTAGAATCCAAGAATAATCACGCAACAAATCATCATACCTTGAATTTACTGTTGGTTTTCTAAGAATAGGTAACTTATTCCTTATTCCATCAATTGTTTTCGTAAAAATATTATTCATTGGCATTCTAATAATCTGTTATAAAAAATAATCTTTTGTTTTATTTTAAAAATCTATAAAAATTAAATCTGGTTTAGCACCTTTATCTTGTCTGCAAAGGAAGTTGAACCCATGTGAACTAGCATCAACTTGATCATCGTGTAATAAATAAGGGAATCCATTTAATTCTCTTATTAATGTTCTCCTCTGTTCATCACTTATATCTAAATAAACTTTACCATCGATTATGGCATTTCGGAATGGTGTTGCTCTATCCTCTTTACTCTTTACTGGTACTGCTTCTTCCACAATATATCCTTTTAATTGTGTTTTATACTCTTCTGCTAATAATCTTGCAGAAGCCCCTGCACCAGTTTCCACTACAATATGGCAATCTAATCCATCCTTTTTCGCAGTATCTTGCAGTACTGTCTTTAAACTATTCCCATATTGTCCTCGAATAATATCAGTAATTACAACTTCATCATTCTCATATAATTCCATCTTGACACCCACACTATAATCACGAGCATCTCCAAGTGATGAATCTGATGATGCTATATCCCACGCTCTTACTGTGAATAATGGTTCTCCTAATGGTTTACCATATCTTAAATGAGATAAATCAAAGAAATCACCAGTATCATCTAATGGGATTTGTTGATACAATGCACTAAACATCCTATCACCCATCTCTTTTCGGCGATGTTCCAACATTTCAATAGTATATCTCTCTTTCCATAGTGGAGTGCCATCATCAAGGATTGCAGGATATTCTATGAATTTATAATCATCTGGTTGATGTTTTTTAAGTTTCCCTATAAGATCATCTGTTCCCCATCTTGTATGAAGTATTACAAGTTCTGAGTGGGGTTCAAGTCTTTGAAGTATGATTGTCTTGTAGAAATCCCATAATTTTTCAAGAGAATTAGGACTCATATCCTCTCCTCCTTTTATGGGGTCATCAATAATAAGTATGTCGGCAGATGTACCTGTGATTGCTCCACCTTTTCCAACTAATCTTATTGATCCATTGTAAAGTCTACCATCCTTGTCAGAAAACATCAGATATGACTGACTTTTTTTCACATCTGACAAGTAAACATTAAATAATTCCCCAAATTCACGAATATACTCTCTTAATTCTATACCGAATTTTTCACTCAATGAACTTGAATTATTCACAATAAGAATATTAAGGTTCGGATTTTGAAATAAACGCCACATAGGATACGCTATTGTGATCATAGAACTCTTGGAGTGGCGTGGAGGCATTGACACACATAATCGTTGATAATCTCCTTTTGTCATCCTCATAAGTTCTTTGCTCAACTTCTTAATATGTGGAGCAGGTAAATTCTCACTAAATTTACTACCTACAAAGACACGATAGAATAGATAAAGGTCATTAACAACCTTTTTATAATCTTTTTCTGTTAAACTTTTGTTATTTCCCACCATAACAATTAGTTATTCTTCATCTTCAATATTGTCAGTATCTTCTTCATTAAGTATTTCTAATAATTTTTCTTTATCAAATAATTTTGAAAGATCCACTTGTTTTACATTGGCATTTACATTAGCATCAATTACTGATTTCCTACCGAAATCTTCATGAGCCATTCTTTCTAACCACCAAGCATGAGCCTGCCAAGTACCACCCTCACCTGCTTTCCTAATGGATTCTACTCTATATATTACTGCTCCTGCTTTTGCTTTATTAAATTCACGATAAAATATGCCATATGGATCTTCAGGGTCATCTGTTTCTCGACCCAATTTTAACCATTTGCTTAATGTAGATGGAGATATTCCTGCACCCTCACAAGCATACTTGTAAGGTACTCCTCTACTTACTTCTCCACAAATCGCCTTGCAAACTTCCTTAGTTAATTTAGAGTTTAATGGTAATCTTTCAAATCCCATATGTGCTTAGTACTCCTTTATTCTTTTTTTAAGTTATAATTTTCTCCATTCAAGGTTATGCCCTTGAACTTTTAATTTTAATCTTTTTAGGCTTGTACTGGTTATTGATTTTCTCACACCATCTATATCATAATACTGATAACGATAAATAAATCCATCTTTACATTTAGGACAAGGTTTCTTATTTACTCTAAAATATCCAGTAGTGGTTTTTGCTTTTGATAAACCCACTTTCGTATTTATATGGATAGGTTTTCCCTTATGATGATGTCTTAAATGTTCTTCTTCTGTCATCAGTTGTAGATTACTGATGGAATTGTTTTCAATATTTTCATCACGATGATGAATCACATATCCTTTTGGGATTTTTTGCCCATAATATTCTTCCCAAATCTTACGATGTAATAATTGGTTATCGCTTGTACGATAATATCCTTTATTATTCTTATGAACTAAACCCATCTTGGTTTTTGTTCGGTGTTTTTGTTTCATCGTATTCTTTCACTTTTTTCTTTAATTAATTTAATTAATTCTTGTGATGTTGTGATGTATTTCTCACTATTATTATTCTTAGTAATTGTGATTACTACTTCATCTGTTTTTGTAGCAGTATTTTTTTCTTTAATGTTTTCTTCGATTGATCTATCATGAATATCCTCATCACTTATAAGTTCATCATCATCTTTCAAGATCTCATCATCATCACCTATATCATAATTAGTATACTCATCATTCAATGGTATGAACTCATAATCAATCTCATCTAAATCATAATCAAAACCAGTCACTTTATCTAAATCAAACTCTGCAAGTTCATCTAATAATTTATTTAATTCATCATAATTCCATTCACCACTAATACGATTAAGAGCAAGATTTAATGCTTTCTCATGATTATCATCTTTAATCTCTAAATCAGTATCAGAGAAAACCCAACCAATATCTCCCAACTCTATTAAGTGTAATTCAGTATCTTTTTTCCCATAATAAAGATAATCAAATCTCTGATGACCACCAATAATATTATGATTTTTAAGATTTATAATGATCGGATCAACTAATCCGAATTGTTCAATACTTTCAGATAATTTTTTAAAATCTTTATCACTAATACTTCGTGGATTATACCTTGCAGGTTTTATATCCTCAATTTTTATCTTTTTTATATTTAATCCCATACTATTTTTTACCTTTTAATTATATTAATTTAATTATTTCAGAAAGTATAAATACAAATACACCACCGAATACTGCTATCAATATCCCAAGTGTCCATTTAAGGGTATTAATAATACTATTCAAATGAGTTATTTCAGTTAATAATTCTATTTGTGTTTTATTTATTAATTCAAGAGTTTCATCTATCTTATCTTGTTGTAAAAAGATAGTTTTAATTTTTTCTTCTAATCTTGCAAATCGTTCTTCATGAATACAACTATGTTGAGTATTTGTTTGTTGAAGAGTTTTAGTAATTTCTTCAAGTTTTTTTTCCACTTTTTAACAACCCTCTTCTTCCATTTCATTACTGTTTTCTATTTCATCGGATTGTATATTTTCAGAACAATTGCATTGATGAGGAATATGATTATTGAATATTTTTAATGTATTCGGATTATACGCACTCCATATCGCTATTCCTAATCCGAGAATAGCGAAACAAAATTCTGAGAATAATGATTGTGTTATCCCTAAGGATTCAACATATGGAGATATTAACATATAAATTATTAATATGATTGTTGATAAATTTCCTTGTATATTATTATCTTTAGGATACATTGTGTTCTTTATTCACCTGTATTATTTATTAAAAAAATGATTAATGTTTTGAAAAAAATAGTTTAATAATAAATTATTAGACTTAGGATTGTCAGATCCTTATTTAGCCCATATCAATATCCAACAATCCTTATCTAATAATGTAGCGAAATGACTTATCAAGCCATTAGTTGTAATAATTTAAAACTTAAACAATAATAAGTTCTAAAAAAAGGCATTTATGGGATTTGAACCCATCAAACTTGGTATCTTGTATTAAAAAGGAAAAAATAATATATTAAATATTTGAAGAGGGAACAGGTGGATTTATTAGTAAGGAGGTGTTTAGGGTGGGTGTTTTTTATTTTTTTTTAATTATCCACTTATTTAATAATTATCTCCTTTATTAATATTACAAGCCAAGCAGTTTACCAACAAAACTGAATAAAAAATGCCAAAAAAATTTAAGTACTGATATTAAAAATAAAATGATGATCACATATTATTTTTTACTCCAATCAGTACTGCAAAAACAGTCACCAATATTATTACGCCGAATAACCTTATCCTTATAATAATTCTCTGCACGATTACGATGACCTACTTCATAAGAATCATCATAATCCCATACACTACTAATTGATGAATCTCTTAACACTTCACCTGTGCTAACATCAACTATCTCTGCGTGATGACTATCTTCTTTAATAGTATCCTTACATACAGTTTTCCAATTCTTCCATTCACTCATATCTTCTTATTCATCTTAATATTATACATTGAAATCACTACGCTTGGATAATTCACTTAAATTCATATTTGCTAAATAAACCATAAATTTATCTAATAAATTATCAGTAACATTGAATTCATCGAATGCTCTTTGACATCTTCTCCTTTCATAATTTGAAACATATTCACATTTCACATAATAACAAATTAATACTATCATTTGCTCATTAGTACAACGAGGACAAATCTTATTGAAATTCAATACTTTAATAAGATAAATAGCACGATCTTGTTGTGAACCTTTCAATCTGAAATAATTGCTATTAATCACTCCAAATAATCTCAATTGTTCTTCAAGTATTTTCCAATTACGATATTTATGATTTGCTACACTACTCCATTTTTCCTGAGGTTGTTTAGTTGAGTATTTCTGTATCAAATTTTGTATATCCTTATAATTACTCATAACTTCCTTATCATCTTTCTCTTAGTTTTTCGGTATCCTCTGCATATACTTTAAAAGTGCCATAAAAATTAACATCATCTTCTGATAAGTGATATTCCACATTATCAAGAACAACATATTTCAATTCTGCAAATTTCACTTCATCCTCAAAACCGACTAATTGAATATCAATAGGCACTTCTAATAACTTTTTAAGAAATTCATAATCTTCACTAGCATAAAATACTCCAATTATGCTTATCTTATGTAATTCTTCATTATCCAACCTGTATATGCAATCTTTTGCGTGTATTTCTTTATTATTTATTATTAATGTATAATACATATAGTTCAATTTATCATTTTATCAGTATATTCTACTTTTAAACTTTCAAAATCATAAAACAAACTGATATATTCAATATTCTCCTTAGGAATTATCCGAATTTCTTCCCCACCATCACTACTTGTTTCCACAATAATAAGATAATCATCTGTTTCCTCTTCCAAGAAACATAATGTTAATATATCCCCAGTATTCTTCAAATAAATATTAAAAGGAACAGTAGGTATTGTTAATTCAATATTCTGCAAAGTCATTGCAGAATCTAATGCTTCTTTATAATTCATTTCCTATAATAAGTTATTATCAAATGATCATCTAATGCTTCCACCATATAAAAATAATAACCATACTGTTTCAGAACATGATTAATATGTGTTAAATTATTCATAGTGTAAGGTTTAAGAGTATGTATCTCAATAAATTCCTGCTCTCCCTTATGTGTCTTATAAATATTACAATTATGTAACTCTTCTATTCTACTTAAATCTTTATTCATTATCAAAATATCCCTTATCTATCTCATCAAAATTATACTGTTGAACAAGTGTTCTTAAATTTTTATCAATACTTATCTTATTAAAACAAGGCATACTCGGTTTTAATAATTTCTCCTCTGCGTAAGATCCAGAATAATCAAGAAAATGCCCTGTAAGGACATAATGTTTCCTACTATAACCATCATTATTTTTAACCAATTCACTCCAATTAGAACCAAAATGACAATGACCATACAAGTATAAATTAGCATCAATATGGCTTAATTGTCGCTCTATATTACCCATAATCAAGTTAATTCTTTGAGATGTTTTAGTTCCATGAGTGCCAAAAACATTATAAGGTTCACCATTAATACAAAAAGTATCATAAAACTCATACCCATCATAATGAATACCAAGTGCATCGCAGAATATTTTTATAATATCCAAATCGAACTCTTTCTTCATCCTTGCAGAATGATTCCCAATAACACAACCTCTTATATGATTCTTATAAGGTTTAAATTGCTTAATAAGATAATCCAACTGCTCTTCCACACTATACACTTGCTTATATGCACTATTCCCTAATCTTTTAGTTGCACAATCAATCAGATCACCTAAAAGATAAATCATTTTATGACCCTTAGTATTATCAAATTTATTCAACATATACTCGAAGAATTCTTGATTACATTGAGGACTTCCAAAATGCAAATCACTAATAGGAAATATATTAACTACTTTATTGCTTTTAAGTTTAAAACTCTTTCTACTTCTCATACATTCCTCCATTCACTCATCATCCGATGGTTCATACACTATCTCGGAGTTAGTGAGAATACTTAATAATAAGTTTAATTTCAAACTAATATTCAATAATAAACCCACTACAAAAAAGAATAATCCATAATATACATAAGTAGGATTATTATCATGTATACCCACAACTACTCCCACGAAAGAGATAAAATAAGCAAGTAAAATCCAAAATAAAGAATAATTAAAATTATCCTCTCCACTATAACTACTCATTTATATATGATCCTTATTTATTATTTCTTTTCATTCTCTAATTCTATCAAAAAATCAATATACTCTCTACATTTGTACAAATCATTCAAAGCATCATTCTTATATTGGAATCTATTAATATATTTTAACACATTCCCTATCAAAAAACCTCTATACTCATCTTTTGTAACAAACCCATTCTTCATCACATCTAATGTAGATAATCCATTCACACTATAATAATCCTTAGTCATCTAAATCAGTTTCAACCTTAATATCTTTAATATTCATCAACCTATAAGGATACATCTTCCTACCATCTAATGAATCATACTGTATCAGTAAACCATCATAACTTGATAAACTCATATGACTAATAAGGTTTAATTTAAACACATCAAAACTATTATCAAATTTTGTTATGATCATTGTACCATTCATATTTTTTATATCCTTATAAAAAATAGTTTCATCATTAATTTCTCTACTAGTATGTAATTTTTTAAATACACTAAATATTTCAATTATATCCTTAAACTCCATAATCACTACTCCTTATCTAACTTATTCATCTTCAAACCAATTTCTGTTGTTTCTGAGCATCATTTATCCTTTCACTCGCCATACTAAAATACTCATCACTCATCTCAATCCCAATAAAATTCCTACCAAGTTCAACACAACCCACACCAACAGTACCACTACCCATAAAACAATCCAAAACAGTATCATCTGGATTGGAATGGATCTCCAACAAATGCTTAATCAATGTTACTGGTTTCTCAGTAGGATGCTTTGTAACACCCCAACTACTCTTATTAGGCGTTTCAAAGAAATTGTGCATCTCCTTTTGTTGCTTGAAATTAAAAGTCCAAGCACTTTCACCTTTACTACCCATATAAATATACTCACAAGAGGACAAATAATTCACCTTACGAAAAGATGGTACTGGGTTTGTTTTATGCCAAGTAAAAGTATTACGATACCTTACACCCATATCTTTACCCATCCAACCAAGATAATTAACATCTTCCTTACTGAAAAAACTTATAAAAGTGCCACCCTCACGAAGCAAATCCACACACAAACTATACCATTCCTTTGTGAAATCCAAAAATTCTTGCCTCTCCATATTATCCCAATCACCGAAGTCATAGTTCAAAGGCTTCTTTCTTCGCATAATAGGAGAATCCATTTTACTTCTATCCCTATTGTCATTCAACTTCGATACATTATAAGGTGGATCAGTAAAAATAAGATCTACTTCCACACCATCATCAATGAGTTTCTGCAACTCAACCAAACAATCTCCATTAATTAAATCAAAACTCATAACAATCCATCAAAACTATCCTTTAAAAAAACATTATAATATTTAATAACAAACATAGCATCCTCAACACTCACATAACCCAAACAATCATAATCCCCATCAAGATACTTCGTATACTCCAAACAAACATCCACACCATAACGATTACAAGATAAAACACCATCAATCAATTCACTAAAAAAACAATCCTTACAATCCATACAACACCCTCAAAATACGAATAAAGGTTAATGAGATCTGAACCCATATTATTTATTCACCAATGCCTTATCCTTACGAACACTACACTCCCTACAATCACTCAAACTAACAGTACCAAACCAATAACACTCAACAAAACCATTATTAAACTCACCCATAGGACAAAAAGATGATTCCTTTTTATTCTTATATTTATACATAATCATAAACCCCATTAAATATCTAATTTTTGTTGCCTATCACCATCATCAATATGTTTCTCATACTTATGTGGATTAAATTCATATTCATCCCATTTACAACTCTTGAATACTTTCCTACTATTACACCATCTTTGAAGCCTCCTCTGATACATATTTCCCTTATCATAAGGCATAACATATGGTAAGATCTTATAATTATCCCATATATGATAAATACGATGTAAATCCTCCTCTTCATTTGAATCAAAACCAACTAAAATATAACATTCTATCTTATGTGGTTTTATATACTCCAACAAATGCTCTACCTTATCATCAATATTCTCCTTAGGATTATCCCACGCTATCTTTATAGGATACTGGAATTTCAATTTTTGTAATGCTTCACCTTGCTCATCATTAAATAATCTAATATCTATCCCTTGAAGATCTACTTTCTGATCCCATTCCACAAGTTGATCTATCGCATTTTTCCAGTTAGGGTTAGCGAAAAAATTATTATCTTGAACCTGTATCCACTCACCATTAGGGTTTAAATTCTTAGGCTCAACAGATCTTATAAAACCCTCTTTTTGTCGAACAATACAAAAAGGACAATTCCTCACACAACCTCTACTAAACCATACTATACTGAACTCGCACTCAGGATACAAACTCCAATCATAATCACAATCCTCAATCTCCTTAGGCAACCTTGAATTCACATCAAAACCAGTACCACCAACAATCATATCACTACGAACATAATCCTTAGGAGTAAAATCGAACAAACTAAACGCATAAACCTTATCATACTTATCATGAAACAAAGGACTATATATATATATATCATCTCCGAGTCCTTTATGATAATTTGAAACTTGCATCATAGCAGTATTCACAATCTTCGGCTCTAAATTATACAAACCTATCTTCATTCTTTTAACTCCCAATTATTAAAAATATGTGTAATTACTCTTGTATTAACTGCATTACCAAGACATCTGTATCTATGATGATCCTTAATCACTTCATCATTAACACCAAATTTAGTCCAATCATCTTGAAAACCTTGTAATCTTTCATATTCCACAGGAGTTAATTTGCGAATATTCTGATTAGAATCAACAACGCCCCAATTACAAGAACACATTAAAGTACCAACACCATCATATTGTACTCTGCCCCTGCCACCATTTTTTTGAGTAGGTCTGCTAATCCTAACACCATCACCAACTCTTGCTTCTTTGTATCCTTTTTTAGTATCTGTTCTGATTTTTAAATAATTATCTCCTATTGGTACAGTAACTGGTTTAACGAGTCTTGTGATAGGTTGTAACTTGAATCCACCTTTTTCTCTAACACTTCCTTTAATGAAAATTCTTTCTCTTCTTTGGGGAACTCCGAAAGATTGAGAGTTAAGAACCTCATATTGTATATTATAGCCCAAGTTGGTAAGAAGCCTAAGAATTGTCTGGAAAGTTTCTCCACCTTTGTTCCATAATAAACCTTTAACATTTTCGAGTAAAAAATATGAGGGTCTTTTGTCTTTAAGAATCCTGCAGATTTCAAAAAACAATGTTCCTCTTGTGTCATCAAACCCTCGTTTTTTTCCACTATTACTGAAACTTTGGCAAGGAAATCCTCCAACCAACAAATCAAATCTTGGCAATTCATCTGTCTTGATTTGTTTGACATCACCATATGGGGTGTGTGTCTGTATTCCTTTGACCATTCTACTTGGGAATCTCTTTCGATAAATACTGTCTGCAACTTCATCAACCTCTGAATAACCAATACATACTAAATCATCTTTATACTGTGATTGTTGAATCCCATACTCAAATCCACCAATACCACTAAAAAGACTTAAATATTTCAACATATAAAAAACCAACCATAATAATAAACATAATAATAATATATAATAATATATAATAATAATATGAAAAAAAATTATTAATCAACCACCATCATACTCAACACCATGAACCATCAACCAAAAACTATTAGCAATCCTAACATTAACACCCTTAACCTTACACAAATCATCAAAACCAACACCAACAAGATCAGACAAACAAACTAAACCCAAATCACCAATAATCCTATCAGACAACTTCTCACCAACACCCTTAATACTCATCAAAGGACTCTTACAAGGATTAACATTATACTCCCTAGATGGTCGAACAACCCCACCATAACCCTTAAAATCAACACACTTCCTTGATTGTTCCAAGATCTCATTCAAACATTCCTCCTGAGTCCGAAGATTAATAACATTACACACAGTCCTACACCTACGAATAGCACCATTAATAATCTTCATTTGAATATTAACATACTCATTCACATTATTATGATAATACTGTTTCTTATTACCACTCAACCTATAAAATTGTTTACGAAGAAACGAACGAAAATCACCCTCAACAATCAAAAAACTAAAAGGAAACCTCTCCGATTGATTAAAAACCTCATTAAACAAAGACTCATCAAACAAACTACTCACAAAATCCGATACAGTCTTATACTCCCAAACAACAAGATCATCAACCAAATAATCCCCAACATCAAGAGAAACAACACTACACTCACAACCCTCCAAACCAAAACCACGCAAAGCAACACCACAACGAACACCAGACTCCCTACTATCAACCAACACTCTCATAAACAAATATATAAACAAACACACATAAAAAAACACACCACAACCGACACAAAAACAACCACAAAAAAACATAAACCACCGAGACCAACCCACCAAAAAAACACACAAAAAAAAACAAAAGCAACTCCTGACTGAGTCTTGTTTTTCCATATTTCGTTTGAGTGTTATTTTTTTTGATCTGTTTTTTTTTGTTTTTTATTTTTTTAGATCTATTGTTATGTTTATTAACTGTTTCTTTTTTTTATGATCCTTTTTTTATGTTTATTTTTTGTATTGTATTTTTTTTATATTACTTTATTTAGTATAATGTTTTTTTATTTCAGATCCTTTTTTTATTTTTGATCTATTTCTTTTTTGATCTGTTTCTTTTTGTTAGTATTGTTACTAACTATTTGTATTAAGTAAAATAAATATAACATTGTTATATTTTTTTATATTTATTATTATTATTATTATTATTA